TTCTCCTCTCCACCCAACCCATTGATCATCTTCCGCAGATGCGGCCATAGAGCGTCGGCCACCTGTCGGTACACACCAGCCGTACACACCACCAGACTCCCCGGCCAGCGGAGCATGTGCCAGATGACAGCGGACGCCGCCACCATGCTCGTCTTACCAGAGCCGTTCGCAGCCTTCAACGCCACCTTCGCATGCTTCTCGTTCAGAGCCCCCAACACCGCCTTCTGCCACGCATAGGTATCGCGTAGGCCAAGCATCATCTCAGGGAAGTTCGAGAGGTGCTGCGCCTCCTCCAATAGCTTCCGCTGCTTCCATGCAGGGATATGCGAACCCATGCCTAGTGAAGGGGATTTCTTGCGCTTAATTTGCTTGACTGCCATAAAATTGGGTTAGGGACGGGGAGGGGGTATCAGGTATCACCCCACCCCCCTCGTGGGGGGCCCCCATACCCCGTGGTTCTATGCATTGAACTGCAATCCATCGGTCCCCTATGTAAATAGCGGCTACTACAATAGCGGCCTATCCTATTTGTTTCCCCCACCGAAGGCTCCCAGTAAACTACCGCTTACTGATAATTCTTTTCCTTTGGTAGTGTGATCGAGTTGAGCCCTGGCGACGTAGCCTCGGGTGCGTTCAAGCATCCACCCAGCGGCTTGCCAGTTCTGTTCTCCGCTCATGATCTTACGTTGAAGCAGCAATTCACCCTCTGCCCTCGCTTGATCAAGTTCCTTCCTGAACGCCGGGTTGGCGTTGATCCACCTGGACCATTGGGTCTCGGTAGATGAAAAACCGCAAAGCATCGCGATGCGTTCAAGCGGCATGCCATATCGCGCAGCTTCCATCGCCTTGTTTTTTGTATCGGGTGACAGGACCATTTTGGTCCCCTTCTCCGGCTTTGCCCTCAACCTGGGTTTTTCGGCCTTAACTATCCCCTTCGCCATGGATTCACTTTGCCCCACAAAGTGTGCCCGTGAATCCCTTTCGATCTTTCCATGTAATTTCCTGTTGACTCCTATCGCAACCCGTTGCAATCTCTCCCCGCAATGAATGCAACCTCTACCTCAAATCTTCACCTCAACGCATCTTACCGCCGCGCCGTTGCCCGTGCAATGGAACGCGCCGCCGACGGGATCCCTGCTTGCGTCTGCTGTTTGAATCCCGGTGCTCTGCTGACCGGTGAAACCTATTTCGTTGATGACTTCAACACTGACTACGAACCGGTGCATGTTTTCCTCCCAGAGGGATTTTGGGCCGATCAGGAGAAGATCCGGGAAGATGCCGCCGCTGCCCGATACGAGGAAATTTACGGTGACTGATCAGTGACCGGATCCGGTGGATTATCCGACAGGGTGATCCTTCTGGTCTGGTCATTGAGGCCAGTTCAAACATCATGAAACCACGCACGAAACGCATTCTCGCGACGCTCTTTTGGCTCGCGATCATCACCACGATCATCATCAACGGACTCTGGGAACAGTCCCTTTGGATCGGAGGTACCCTGTGAACCCTTCCCATTATCTACCGAACCTCATCGCCTACGTCCAATGCACCCGACGTTACGGCAATTGCTACGTTCACGTCTGCGTGCGCCGATCGGCTTTCCGATTTGACGGCGTGCTAGGCGAATTGAACGGGCGACGTGTGCGCCTGACATGGACGGGTTGGGGCCGATCGCTTCAAGTTGGTGGTCATAAGTACAAGGCGCACGCCCGATATTGCGATGGAAAGCCCGTTCCGACTAAATTGCTACGGTCTATTGCTCCCATTGCCGAAGGAGGTTCCCTGTGAACGGATTTGTAATCCACGAGGATGAGTCCCGTGTCATCATCGCGACGGGGTTCAAAACCCGTTCCGACAACCGGAAAACGGGCGATATGATTCAAGTTTGGATTCTGGTTAAATCCGTTGATCCGGTTACCGCGATCAAACTAGGTCTAGATCGTCTTATCTGTGGTTCCTGCGTCCATCGGGGCGACGGGCACGGGAAAGAGCGTTCGTGTTACGTCAACGTGGGCCAAGCCCCCCTTGGCATTTGGCGGGCATGGAAAGCGGGCCGATACCCTACCCTTCAATTCATGGATTGCTTCGCAGGCCGACGTGTCCGCTTCGGCGCATATGGCGATCCTACCCATATCCCCCTTCCCCTCGCCCTTGCCATCGCGGGCGTTGCTTCTGGTCACACGGGATACACCCATCAATGGCGTAAACCCTCTTTGCAGGGTTGGCGTCAAATCCTGATGGCCAGTGTGGACACCACAGCCGAACTCCTCATTGCCCGTTCCATGGGCTGGTCAACCTTCCGTGTGACGCCCGACACCGATCACCACAGCATGGAAACCCTATGCGCCAGTGACCGAGTCGGCACCCCCTGCGCCGACTGTCTGGCCTGCGCGGGTGCGCGGGGTGGAATTCAAGCGATTCACATCCCGGTCCACGGGAAGGGTGCTGTTCACTTCATGAAGGAGGGTGTGCTGTGATCGATCAATTCAAACGGGAGGTTGAGAAGCAAAGCCTGTGCGCAACGGTCGGACGTGTGATGTTCTGTCCTAAGTGCGAAAACCTTATGAATTGGAAGTCCTCCGTTGAATTCTCCGTGTGGGAGGTCTCAACCGGTAAGTGTTTGACCGTGCGGGCGATTTGCGCTCCGTGCTGGGACACGGTGCAATCCATGGTCACGAAGCCTAGCATCAAATACCGTGTGGACACGATCGACGGAAGGAAGCTTAAGTGAAGCCCCTCCTTAGAGTCCTAGGGTACCTCGCCTTGTGTCTCCTCTTTACTCTGCTTCTCTTTCTCTCCGCCCTCGCCGGCAACGGTAGGTAATCCAAGCCAGTCATCGCGCCCCGTATGGTTCGCCCTGCGGGGCTTTTCTTTGCCTATAGGGTACCGCTCGCCCGCCCCGCTTTCATCATCAGTAGGCCATTGATTCAATCCCCCAGTGCGCCGCCCTCTTGTTCCCCTTCCCGATTTGTCACTTCCCGCCCCAGGTGCCATCGGACACCCAATGTCCCACCCCGCTATTTACATAGCACTCCAAGGTAAGACACCCCATGTCCCACCCCGTTACATCCCCTGCGACCTTGCCGGTATCATCCCGAAATCTGTTTCGGGATCATGCGATCTCATGGTGCGGTATTCCAAGATCCCCCATACGCCATACGGAATTCGGAATTCGGGAATCCAGAATCGGGAACCGGGGTACAGGAAATCTTCATGGTGCGGCATCCCGCGAGCATGGAGCGGTCCAGAACATTCTTCCATCTCCCGCACTTTTCCTGTTGACGACTGAGCATGGAGCAGTATGGTGTGTCCCGACATGAAACTCAACGAGATCAAAGAGGCGGTGCTGGCTGGCAAGACTGTGCATTGGAAGAACGGGGCGTATCGGGTGACCCATTCCCCGCGCACCAACTCCTTCCTGATCGAGTGCGTCCTGAACGGCGACTGCATCGGTCTGACTTGGACCAATGGCGTGACCATGAACGGGGAGGAGAAGGACTTCTTCCTCTTTGAGGAGGTGTCCCTGTGAAACCCCGAGTTCTTGTAGCGTGTGAGTACAGTGGCCGGGTTCGCGATGAGTTCGCGGCCCGAGGCTGGGATGCGTGGTCTTGCGACTTTGAACCCAGCGATACAGTGGGCCAGCACTATCGTGGTGATGTGCGTGATCTCCTCAAGCAGCAATGGGACATGATGATCGCGTTCCCGCCCTGTACCTACCTCTGTGGAAGCGGCATGCACTGGACTACTCGTGGCCTCCGCGACCCCAAGCTGACCGATGAAGCACTCGCATTCGTTCATCTGTTACTAAATAGCGGCATCCCCCGTATAGCAATAGAGAACCCAATAGGTGCTATCAACACACGGATATGCAAACCCACCCAGATAATCCAGCCATGGCAGTTTGGTGATAACGCGAGCAAGCGCACCTGTCTGTGGCTCAAGAACCTTCCACCGCTGGTTCCCACAGACATCCTGCCGCTACCCGCTTCGGGGAGGTGGGCCAATCAGACCCCCAGCGGCCAGAACAAGCTCGGTCCCAGTCCGACCCGCTGGAAGGAGCGGAGTAAGACCTATCCCGGCATCGCCCGAGCAATGGCCGATCAATGGTCATCCATCGAGTAGGCCAATCCCCCCATCCATCCCCTCCCAAGCGACCCCCGGACCCCCATCCGGGGATTTTCGTTTCTAAGCGTCCGATACCCCCGGAATGAACGCGCATCCACTTCCACCATCAAACGCGCTCCTAGACCCCTTCCCGCTCCAGCAATCGCTATCCATCATCCACCACCACAACCACCAACACGGGTACTTCGCAATCAGTCGGGGGTTCTCAATAAATGCCGCCGCAGCGGGGGGCCGTTAGAGCCCCCCAGAGCGTTGCGGCGATGCATTTATTGACTCCCTTTTAAGGGAGTATGAAACTCCCTTTTAGGGGAGATAGCGGGGGGGGCGCGGAACTTTCTGGGACCGTGATTGGAAGTTCCTTCTGGATACTTGACGGGTGCCCCGGGAGAACGTACCTTGGTTCTCCTATGAGTTATCTAGAGAACGGTTCCACCCTCCGCGCCATGTTCCGCCTGATGCCGCCCATGCGGCACGACGCCGACCCTACTCGGTCCGAGGTCGTGACCTACATTCGCGAGAATCT